TAGAGATAGAAGTTGAGTCTCGGAAAGACTTGACTGAAGACCAGCATAAAAATATCGTGGAGATTATCAAGACACTTGACTCTACTGAAGTTGATATGGAATGGTTAGTCGATACTACGGAGAAGTTTTGTAAAGACAAAGCTATCTACAATGCAATCGTAGAGGGTATCTCTATCATTGATGGTAAAGATAAAAATCGTGGTGCAGATGCGATACCAAATATTCTAACAGATGCACTTGCTGTTTGTTTCGACAATGCAGTCGGTCACGATTACTTTGACGATAGTGAAAAACGATTTGACTTCTATCATAGAGTAGAAGAACGGATTCCTTTTGACCTAGACTTTTTTAACAAGATTACTAAAGGTGGTCTTCCGACAAAGACTTTGAATATCGCACTTGCTGGAACTGGTGTTGGTAAATCTTTATTCATGTGTCACATGGCTGCAAACTGTATGTCGCAAGGTAAGAACGTATTGTATATTACTTTGGAGATGGCAGAGGAACGTATCGCAGAACGTATAGATGCAAACCTAATGAATGTATCTATGGAAGACTTACATGACTTACCAAAGAATATGTTTGACAGTAAGATTGAAAGTATCGCAAAGAAAACAAATGGTAAACTTATCATCAAAGAATATCCTACTGCATCAGCTCACTCTGCACACTTTCGTGGATTGATAAAAGAACTTGCAATCAAGAGAAGTTTCAAACCAGATATGATATTCATTGACTATCTAAATATCTGTGCATCTTCAAGACTCAAAGGAGCATCTAATGTTAACTCTTACACATATATTAAATCGATTGCAGAAGAACTTAGAGGACTCGCCGTTGAGTGTGATGTTCCAATCATGTCTGCGACACAAACAACGAGAAGTGGATTCACCTCGTCAGACCTCGGCCTTGAGGATACATCTGAATCATTTGGGTTGCCGGCGACTGCCGACTTCATGTTCGCCCTCATCTCAAACGAAGAACTTGATGGACTAAATCAGATTGTTGTGAAACAATTGAAGAACAGATACAATGACCCTACTGTCAACAAGAGATTTGTTTTAGGTATTGACAGAAGTAAGATGAGGTTGTATGATGTTGAGAACAAAGAACAAGAGGACTTGGTAGATAGTGGGCAGACTCCAGTATTTGATAATACACCTATGGGTGGGAACAATAAGTTTTTGAAAGATAATCTAAAAATGTTGAAAGAACCAAACTATGAAGACTTCAAAGTATGAGTATTGTAAATAAAGTAAAAAACAAACCATACAAATCATCTAATGTTCATACGTTCAATATAAAGATTCCGATTGTTCAAAAAGTATTGGATATATTTACACCAGAGGAATCAAATATTCTTGCTGACTATATTGTGAGTTTAGGTGATGTGCAGAAAAAGAAAACTACTGTTAAAGCACCTATGTCTGATTGGCATATCAATGAAGACCACCATCTTGTAGAAAGATTATCTAATAAAGTTTTAGATATTATATCAGATATTTCAAATGAAAAAGATACAGATAAACCTACATTTTATATACGAAGATGTTGGGCTGCAGTTTATGGTAAAGGGGATTGGACTAAAGTACATAATCATGGTGCAAGTGCTTTTGGTTGGTGTTACTATGTTCGTATGCCAGAGGGTGCATCTCCCATTTGTTTTCCAGAGGCTGACTTAACTATACACCCTAAAGAGGGTGAGGTAATTATCTTTCCTGGCATAGTTGAACACTCTGTTCCACCATCTGATATCGAAGAAAAACGAATTATGATTGCAAGTAATGTAGGAATCAAATAAACAGTTTGTCTAAATAGAATTTCCAAACTTATAAAGGAGATACAAACTGGTCAAATATAGAGTTTGCTCTAAGCAAGTTCTTCACGAAGATTTGAAATTAGTTGAAGCCCGAAAAGTAATATCCAAATTAAATAAAGATAATGAAGATGAAGAACTAGTGTACGAGCTAGAAAGATATAAAGTCGAACCACCCAAAGTTATGAAGACAGTTTGGGTTACAGACGAAGATTGTCCAAACCTTAAAGTACCAATACGAAAAAAGATATAGTTAGTCCTTATAAATAACAGAGTAAGGAGTCTAACTATGTCTGAAAATTATTTTATGGGTCTTGATGGCTTTGTTTGGTTTACTGGAGTCGTGGAAGATCGTAATGACCCAGACTTTTTAGGTCGTGTTCGTGTACGTTGTCTTGGATTTCACACAGAAGATTTAAATGACATACCTACTGTTGACTTGCCTTGGGCAACAGTCATGCACCCAGTTACAGACCCATCTATGCAAGGGTTAGGTAACTCTCCATCTTTTCTTGTTGAGGGTACTTGGGTTGTAGGTTTCTTTTCAGATGCAAGAGAAAAACAACAACCCATTATTATGGGAAGTCTACCAGGCAAACCAAGTAGATTACCAGACCCAACAAAAGGTTTCAATGACCCTCGTGGTGCTGGTTCTGTCCAAGACTACTATGCTGGAAATCCAACATATGGCCCATATCCACTTAGTCGTAAATTAAAAGAACCAGATACTAATCGCCTTGCAAGAGGTGAGATGTCTGAAAAACATTTACAACTACGAAAAAGAAGAAAGAACAGACAGACAGGAATACAGACTGCAACTCAACCATTTCTTTCTACAGTATCAGATGAAGCAGTTAACGAACCTCGTGGGAGTTTTGATGAACCCCACCCAAAAGATATTGATTATAATTCAGTTGATGATACTTTTGATAGAATTTATCGTTCTGGTTTATATCCTTACAATCATGTATTTGAATCTGAGTCTGGACATATCACAGAAGTAGATGATACGCCAGGTGCAGAAAGAACTTTCAGACAACACAAGACTGGAACATATGAAGAAATAATTGCAGACGGAACTAAGACAGTTAAAGTTATTGGAGACAACTATGAAGTTATCATGGGTGATTCTAATGTATATATTGGTGGGAATGTTAATCTTACAGTAGGTGGAGATGTTCGTCATCTAGTAAAAGGTAATTATCATTTAGAGGTAGAGGGAAACTACACACAGAAGATACATAAGAATATGAGAACTAAAGTTGGAGCTGGATTTGTGGGTGGAAACCTTGAAGAAGAAATAAAAGGAACACACTCTTTTAATATTAGTGAATCTGTCAAAGGTCGTATTGGTAAAGATGTCAATGTAACTACAGAGGGTGATGAAACAAGAATCAATAATGGTAAATTTGATTTAGTTGCAAAAAGTGATATCTCTGCAATCACTACTGGTGGTAAGATGTTACTAAATGCAAGTGGTAATGTTTCAATTGATGCTGTATCTGGTATCATGGCTCTTAAATCTGGTACAACATTAAATTTGAAATCTGCAACACTTATGACTATTACATCTGAAACGACAATAGATATGAACGCAACAACAGAAGTAGATATTGACTCTGCATTGATTAATTTAAACTAGGAGATATTATGCCTGAAGTAACAAGAGTAGGAACAGACACCCATGTTGGTCATGCAAGTCCAACACCAAATCCTTTTCACCAGACATCATATGCATCTGGTTCTCCAGATGTTTTTACAAATGGTGCAAAGACAGTTCGTATAGGAGACTCTACAAGTTGTGGAGACCCAGCAACTGGTGGTAGTGCAACTGTTAAAGTAAATGGTATTGGTGTTCACAGAAAAGGTGATGCAACTGGTGGACATGGAAGTTTTGTGCCAAACAGTTCTGCATCTGGTTCTGCAAATGTTATTGCTGGGGGATAAGAATGGCAGACTTTAAAACTCCAAATCTATGTGGTGCAAATGAATCACTCAATACTGCATTATCAAAGATTGACGATATAAAAGCACAGATTGAATCTAAATTAAATTCTTCTGCATCTGAAGCTGCAGCTGCATTTGAAACTGCACAAGCAGATATCAAATCAAAACTTGATGCACTTGCAGTAGATTTACCAGAAGCAAAACCTGTTAATCTTCAATCAGAAATAACAAGTCTTATTAATGATGTGGATAGAACAACAGCAGGGGGTATCGCAGCTTTCAATGCAAAGGTTGCTGCACTCAAAAAAGATTTTGGTGGAGCACTTGAAAAAAAGGGTTTAGACTTTGACAAACTGATTGATGATTCTAGTGCGAAGTTAGGTAAAGATGTTGCCGCTGCTTCTACTGCATTAGATAATGCAATAACTGATGCATCTGGTGTTGTAACTGACATATTTAATTCTGTTACAGATTCAGTAAGTGGTGTAGCTTCAAGTATATCATCTGGTTTAGGAATATCTGGAGTGCCTGGAAATGTAACTCCTAGTTTAGATGCATTTGGTGGAGCAGGAGATGCTGTGTCTGGTGCAACTTCTTCTGTTGCAGCTGGTGGTAATCTTTGTGACCTTGTTCCTAATCTTGAATTACCAGCAGACCTTGCTGGAACTGGTGTTACCACAGAAGAAATAGAAGAACGAGCAAGTAATGCTACAACACTTACTTTAACACAAACACCAGAAGAAATTCTAGAAGTCACAGGTAAGAAGACTACTCAAAGTTTTTTTAGTAATATACAATATAAACAGAATGGTAAAGTTATTGTTCCAAGTGCAACAGGAACTTATTCAGAAATTAAAGTTAAATATACCATCTCCAAGATTGCAGAAAAACCTATTGCTGCAAAACAAGCAGATGTTCCAGCAGAGTCAGAAGAAGTTTCTATTGTTACATCAAATACAGATGCAAAGGATACTTCTTTTGCTGGTCTTATAGCAAAATTTAAAAAAGATGTTGAGTCTGCTCCATCAAGTAAAGATGTGAGTAAAGACATTGCAAATATAAAATCAACTTTTGGATTTATTGGTTCTCCAGCATTTAAAGCACAACAAGAAAAAGATTTTGCAACTTGGCAAACAGAATATAAAAAATTAAAAGCAGACCCACTTAACTATAAACCAGTAGTAACTAAAACTGGAGAAAGTGTCAAAGCAACAACTATAGAAGCTACAGTTACAAAAGAAAGAAAAACAGATAAAGATGGATTTACTTATACTGAAACAAAGAGAGTAACTTCTTCTGATGCTGGTTTTACTCATAGAACAAAAGATAATTTTATTGACTTAGTAAAAATTAATACAGCCAAAGAAGTTTTAGCTGGATTAGATTCAACAAAGTATCCAGATTGGTATGAAACGATACAAGAAGTTATAGATTATTATGAACCAGAAACAAATATAGCTGAAATTGATTTAAATCCATATAATCAACCTATAATGAATATTACACTTATTGAATATGTAAGTATTTTACGAAAAGGTTTAGTAGACCCAATAACAAGAGTAGTTCAACCAGCTGGTATTGTTGAGGAGGAATTACAATCTATTAGTGCAGATAATAGAAGACTGTCAACAAAATACTATGAATATGCACTTGGGAATAAACTTAGATTTAAAAATATAGCTGGTATATCATTAGACCTATTTACAGACCCAGATATATTTGCCATAACAATTAGTTATAAAACAATGGATAAAATTGATCCAAATTATAAGGGTTAATCGTTATAAATAAAAGATAAACTAGGAGTCCATACGAATGTCACAATATGATGCTCAATCAAATAATAAATCTAATAGAAATGTTAGACAATATACTGATTTAGATTTATTCTTTGGTAAGAAGACATCTAACTCTGATGTGCAAGAAATAACAGATGTTAAAGCTGTGAAGCGTTCTATTCGTAATCTCGTTCTACTTAATCATTATGAAAAACCTTTTCACCCAGAGATTGCATCTGGTGTAAGAGATATGTTATTTGAAAATATGACTCCAGTAACAGCACAAATACTTGCAAGAAAGATTGAAGATGTAATTCAAAACTTTGAACCAAGAGCAAGATTAGTAGGTGTAACTGCGTTACCAAATTTAGACAGAAACGAATACGAAGTATCAATAGAATTTTATGTTGTCAATCAACCAACTGAACTAGTTGACTTGTCAATCATGTTAGAGAGAGTACGATAATGGCTGTTAATAATAGAAGACTTAGAGTTACAGAACTCGACTTTGATAATATCAAAAGTAATCTGAAAACTTTTCTAAAGAACCAAACTCAATTTAAAGATTATGATTTTGAAGGTTCTGGTATGAATATTCTTCTTGACACACTTGCATACAATACTCACTACTTAGGTTTCAATGCAAACATGGTTGCAAACGAAATGTTTTTAGATAGTGCATCACTTAGGTCAAGTGTTGTATCTCATGCAAAGTCATTAGGATATGAAGTAACTTCTGCACGAGCTTCATATGCAACATTAAATATTAATTTATCAACAACTGCTGCATTTAAAACAATGCCTTCTGGTACTGCATTTTCTACAACTGTTGATGGAACAGATTATCAGTTTGTTACAGTATCAGATGTTACGTCTTCTAACACAGGAAACAATATTGCATTTGATAGCACAACAGTTTATGAGGGAACTTACATTACAACAAAATATCTTGTCGATAGTTCTGACATAGACCAAAGATTTATTCTGACAGACCCAGCAACAGATACAACTACACTCTCTGTGAAAGTTCAAGCGTCTGGAACAGATACTACAACTACAACATACACAAAGGCAACTGACATATCACAACTTACTGGTGCAAGTACAGTTTACTATTTACAAGAAATAGAAGCAGGAAAGTTTGAAGTCTACTTTGGAGATGGTGTGATAAGTTCAGGCATATCAGATGGTAATATCGTTACACTACAATATGTTGTATCAAACAAAACTGCAGCAAATGGTGCATCTACATTTTCTTCTCCATCTACTATTGATGGTGTTACTGGTATTACTGTTACTACTGTTGCATCTGCAATCGGTGGTGCAGAACCAGAAACTATTAACTCAATAAAATTAAATGCACCACTAGACTATGCAGCTCAAGGTCGTGCAGTTACAACTTCAGACTATGAAGTCTATGTTAAGAAGTTGTTTGCAAATACACAAGCTACTTCTGTTTGGGGTGGAGAAGATGGTAGTTATGATTCAAGTACAGGTGTGAGTTCTAATCCAGAATATGGTAAAGTTTTTATCTCAATTAAATCCACTACTGGACAAAATCTAACATCAATTCAAAAGTCAAACTTAGTATCTGCACTTACTCCATATAAGGTAGCATCTATTACTCCTGTGATTGTTGATACCGAAACTACTAATCTTATATTAAAGTCAACTGTACAATACGACTCATCTTCTACAACTAAAACATCTACAGAGATTGCTTCTCTAGTTACAACAACTATTGATGATTACAATAGTTCAGATTTACAAAACTTTAATTCGCCATTTAGACACTCTAAGTTATTAGGACTGATTGACAATACAGATACCTCTATTTTAAATAATACTGTTACAGTTACACTAGGAAAACTTTTTACTCCAACATTAAGTTTATCAACTTCTTATACTCTTAACTTTAGTAACCCACTTTTTAATCCACACTCTGGACACAATGCAGCTGCTGGTGGTATCATTGCATCAACTGGTTTTTACTTAGGTGGTGTTACATCTACTGAATATTTCTTTGATGATGATGGTACTGGAAACCTTAGAGTTTATTATCTTGTAACTGGTACTAGAACATACTTTGACTCTGCAGCTGGAACTGTTGATTATACAAATGGCATTGTAAAAATAAACTCTCTTACTATGACAGGTATTGGAAATCTTGATGGTATTAGTTCCACACAAATTCGTTTAACTGCCATACCAACTTCATACGATATTGTTCCTGTGAGAAATCAAATACTTGAAATAGATATGACTAATACTTCTGTAACTGCAAGTGTTGATGCAACTGCAACAACTGGAGTTGGTTATACAACAACACAGACTGCTTCTGGAGGTTCTGCAACTACAGTATCAACAGCATCATCAAGTTCATCATCAAGTTCTAGTTCAAGTTCTGGATATTAAAAAATGGCAGACCAGAAATCAAAATTTCTTACAAAAGTATCTCCACTCATTGAAGGTCAAGTGCCTGACTTTGTTCAGGCCGACCACCCAGTATTTGTAGACTTTGTAAAAGATTATTTTTCTTTCCTTGAGGCTGGTCGTTTAACTATTACTCAAACTATTAATTATATAACCCTAGAAACAAATACTTCTGCATACATCATTGACGAACAAGACGAAGAAAGAATTGTTACGGAAAAAGGTGAGGGTACATTAAGTAAGTTTGTAAATGGAGAAACGATTACTGGATTAATCTCTGGTGCAACTGCAACTATTCTTGTTGAAGATTCTAGAAACAAATATCTTTACATTACTGGACAACAACTTTTTCAAACTGGGGAGATAGTCACAGGAACAACGTCTGGTTCTACTGCAACCATAGATGAGTATCGTGGTAATCCTATTCAGAATATTCAACAGATGCTTGAATATGCAAACGTAGATAATACACTCTTTGATTTCTTAGACCAAATGCGTGATTCATTTATGGAAGCAATTCCAAATAATCTTGCTGATGGTATTGATAAAAGAAATCTAATCAAAAATATCAAAGACTTATATGCAGCCAAAGGAACATCTGAAGGTCATAAACTTTTTATGAGATTGTTACTTGGAGAAGAAGGTTCAATCTTTTATCCAAACATTTATATGATGAAACCATCTGCTGGTGAGTGGGGTCAAAAGACTACAATTAGAGTTACACCTATCGGTGTGGTTTCTGGAGAAGAACTGGTCAACCAAATTATAACTGGTGGAACATCTGGTGCAACTGCAACAGTTATTAGTTCTCTGACAACACAACAATCAAATACATCTGCCACATTCAATGACTCTGTTACTATATTAGAGATAGTTCCTATTGATGGTACGTTTACTGAAACAGAAATCATTACAGGTATTTCGTCTACTAGAGATGTGAATATTACATTTACTGTGCAGTCTTTTGTTACATCTACCACAGTTACTAATGATGGTATTCTTCATACTGACCAAGAGGTGGTTACAGTAGAAGCCGTAGGTAATGAAAATGCATCTATTATCGTTGATGGTATTACTGGTGGTTCTGTAAGTGAAGTTATCGTAGATGATGTTGGTACTCTTTATGAAGAAGGCGATATAGTAACATTTACTTCTGACTCTGCTGATACAGATATTTCAACTGCAACTGGTTTTGTAAGTATGGTCGGTGGTGGTATTCAATTAGAAGATAGTAGTACAGATAGACTTAGTATAGAAACTGCAACAGTATCAAGGTTTGAGCCTTTTGAGATTTTACTTGAAGATATTCAAAGTGATAAGTTTGTTGGGGATGGAACTACACTTGAGTTCACTCTCGTTAATACCTCTGCAACTACAGATGACTTAACTGTTACAATAGATAACGTAATTATAAAACCTACTGCGAATGATGGAACAACAGTATTCACACTAAGTGGTTCTAAGATTACATTTACTCTTGTCAATGTTCCAGCAGTTGGAGCTCAGATATTTGTTTATTCTAATAACGATAAAATAATATTAAACGCAACAGATGCTAATGGTACAAACGCAAATCATAGTATACTTACTGAAGACGAAGAAGAAGTAGTTGATACATATCAAACACCTACAGATAGTATTGTTTTAGAGAACGCATCATTTACAAGTGAAGCAGAAGCAGGACAGATTATAAAAGTATTTGCTAATGGTGGAGGTGGTTATACTAAACTACCAACAGTTGCAGTAACCGAAACTACATCTGGTACTGGTGCAAAACTTATTGCAACCACAACTGATATTGGTTCTGCAAAATCATTTGCAGTTTTAGATGGTGGTCTAAGATACACAAATACAAATCCACCAGACTTAGAACCTACTGCTCACTTTGTGTTGAAAGATGTTTCTGGAACTTTTGCAGCTGGAGCAACTCTAACAAGTCATACTGGAACTATTAAGAGTTGGAATACTTCTACTCAAGTTCTTAATACTAGTTTTGCAGACGTTGTAAGATTAGAACAAGAGAGTGATGGGTCTACAAACAATCAAGGTATAGAACTAGAACAAGGTACAGAATTAGAAATACCAGATAGTGTTCTCTTAGAACAAGAGCAAGACTTTGATGATGGTGAGGGAATCATTTTAGATGGTACTGGAACATTTACTCCAACCCCACAAACCTTTACATTTAAAGTTAAGATGGAATATGATTTAGAGTTAGAACAAAATGTATTTGTTATTAACAATGAAAAACAACCATCTTTAGTTTTATATGAAGACAGTACTTACTACTTTGATTTATCTGACTCAAGTTTATATGGTGCAACTAGTTTACTAAATCATCAACTTAAATTTTCTGAAACAATTGATGGTATACACAGAAGTGGTACTGCATATACTGACGGAGTTACAAACTCTAGTGCAACGATTGATATAGGAACTGCTGGTGCATATATTCAAATTGTTGTTGCAGCTTCTGCTGGTAGACTATATTATTATTGTGCAAATCATTCTGGTATGGGTGGGGTCATTGATACACCAGCCCATATTCCAACAGTTCTTAATGCTGGTAGTAGTTTAATACTAGATGGTACAGATAGAATAGATGCATTTGTTTTAATTCAAGATAGTTTTGGTGTAGGTTCATTTAATGCTAATGAGTCATTATCTTTTAAGAGTGCTGCTATAGGAAATGAAGATACAGATAGACTCCAACTAGAAGATAATAGTTTTGTACTCTCTGAAGATTTCAATTTAGAACTAAGTAAACAAACACAAGCTCTTACTGCAAATGGTAGATTACTCATTGATAGATATCGTGAAATCTTTGATGGAGATAATCAGTTCTTACTTATTGATGGAACAGATAGTTCTGGTTCTGATGCTGGGTCAAGAGTTGCAAACGAAACCTTTGGTAATAATCTTATCACAGAAGAAGATGCTCAAGATGGTTTACTACTGGAAGATGATACTCTTACTGGACAAATAACTTTAGATGGTACTGACAGTACTTCTGTAGACGAAGATGACCACATTGTGAACGAAAGTGGTATAGACTTTACAAATCGTGACGTTACTATCACGGATTCTTCTGGTGCTACTGCAACAATCGTAACTGCTGACATTGCAACTGGAACAACTGCTGTTGATACAACTGGAACAGAGGCTGGTGCATATCCAAATGTTTATCATAGACTTGGTGAAGACTTAGTTAAGATTCAAGACTCTTATTACTACCAAGACTATTCTTATGAAGTTCAGATTGGACAATCTTTTGCAACTTATATCAATGAGATGAAGAAGGCAGTTCACCCTGCTGGTTTCCAACCATTCGGTAAAGTTACACTTGCAACTCTCGTATCTGCACAGATAGGAACTGCTGCAGCTGGTGTATCTGGTTACACAGGTGACACTACATTCTCACCAATACTTGCATCTACATTTGAAACTATCTTCAAACAGATTATTCAAAGTAGATTAGAAGTTCCATCAACAGACTCCCATGATGGAATCGTAAGAGCTGGAGATAGAGATAATCAGATTGTTCTAGAAGATGGTGACTCAATCCTATACGAAGAAAAGACTGTAACTCATACATCAGATGAAACTTATGGAACTGGTGATGGTGGTGGTCGTATGATGAACGAAAACTCATTCGCTCCATCTGGTACTGGAGATAGAGTTTTAGTAAAAGAGATTTTCTCTAGAGTTGTTGCAAGACCAACTGCAAGACGAAATAGAAATATGTTGATATACTTAGCAGACACACCATTCGGTAATCCACCAGATGTAGTTGACGAGTTAGTTCTTGATGGTACATTACCACTAGACCAAGCAGATACTTTCTTCCAACTCGAAAGAGATACACAAAAAGATAATCTTGTATTAGACGGAACAAGTGCAACTGCAGCTGACTCTGGAGATGACATTCTTCTTGAAGATGGTTTCTTATTGAAACTAGAAGATGTATTCTTGGGTGTTGATGGAGAAACATTTAACATACTGTCAGAAGATTTTGATGGAACAAATGATGATAGAATATTACAAGAGGGTGGAGAGTGGAACTTCCCTATAGGTTATGTTGCAAATGAAAATGGTGGATTGTTATTAGAGAATACTACTAACGAAGAAACTATTCCTCTATCAGATATTGGACACTTTCAGTTTAGTGACGTACTAAGAAAAGATAGACTTATCATTCAAGATGGTAGGTCAGGCCCATTTGATATAGAACCTAACGAAGAAGTTGGTATTGAGATGGAAGGGTCTGGTAAACTTTTATTAAACGGAATAGATTCAGATGGTACAAATGATGGAGAACACATACTTCAAGAAACATCTTTGAGAAATTGGTTTGACCTAGAAGAAAATGGTTCTCTTATCGTTGAAGATTATCAAACAAATTCTATTATAGAGAAGTTAGTAGATGAAGAAAACGAAGACACTATGGTATTAGAAGATGCAACAGAGTCAGCTCGTTGGATAAAGGATAGTGGTATAGATGATACAACTGCAACATTATCTGCTATTATGCTTGAAAGTTCTAACATAATAATTAGTGAGGGTCAAATACCTTTCGATAATTTAACCCTAAATAGTAGTAGAATAAACTTTGGTTTAAGAAATATAGTAAAATCAGCAGATATCAAAACAAGGGATACTGGTGACTTAGCGTTAGAAGATGCAACAGATACAACACATGGATATCTGGTGTTAAATAGTACAAGTGGTTCAAGTACTAATGCTGGAGAAAACATTAGATTTGAGGGTGGAACTGCGAGAGTAATCTAACAACTTGTATAAATAAGATAAAGGTGTAAAAAATGTCGGCAATCATTACAGAAAAATTTAGACAACATAATGCGAATCAGTTCTTTGAGTCGTTTACAGAAACAGCTGGAAACACATATTATTTGTTTCTAGGAAAGGCAACTCCTTTCACTTCTGGTACAACTACTGGTTCAGATAGTTCCCCACCAACTCCACAAGATGGAGAACAAGATGAGACTCGTGCATGGGATGCTATGTTGGCTGCAAAGAAGATTGCTTCAACTGACATTACATATGCAATACCTCGTAGAAACTGGGTGAACGGAACGACTTATGATATGTACGAACATAACATTAGTTCTGCAAATACTTCAACCTCTGGTGCATCTAACATCTATGACTCAACATTCTATTTTGTGACATCTGACTATAGAGTATATAAAGTACTTGACAATGGTGGTGGAGTTGCATATGATGGTGCAGAACCAACATCAACAAGTACATCACCTTTTGAACTTGGTGGATATGTATTAAAGTATATGTATGATATTTCTACAACCGACATTGGAAAATATGTAACAACAGACTTTATTCCAGTTGCAACCGATAGTACAGTATCTACTGCTGCATTAGATGGTGCAATTGAATCATTAACAATTACTGCTGGTTCTGGATACACAGACGGAACTTACTATGCCGCTGTTTATGGAGATGGAACATCTCAAGGAACTTCATCTGGTGCGATTATAAGAATTACTGTATCAAGTGGTGCAATTGCATCTTTCGGTTTAACTGCTGGAACTGATACAACTGTTCATGCAGCTGGTGCTGCATACACTTTTGGTTTTGTCAATCTTGCAGCTGGTTATACTTTCTCTGATGCTGGTTTGACCTCTGCATCTAACATAGGTGGTTCTGGTGGAGTAATCAATATTGTTATTAGTCCAGAAGATGGTCATGGTAATAACGCAGTAACAGAATTAGGTGGTCATTATATTATGTCTGCATCTACAATTACACAAGCAGAAAATGATGACTTTTCAACTGCAAACGATTTCAGACAAGTTGGTATTGTTGTTGACCCTACAACTTATGGAACAACTACAGTAGCAAGTTCTACAACTGCAAGACAAACTAATGTTGTAAGGTTTGCATCTTATAGTGGAACATTTGAAGCAGACGAAGTAATCACACAAGCAACAACTGGTGCATCTGGTAAAGTTGTAGAATGGGATTCAGTATTACAACTACTTTATTACCAACAAGAAAACTTCAAAGGTTATGGAACTGATGCTACAACTGGTGGACTAGTTGCGTTTAGTGGAACAAATACTATTACTGGTGGAACGTCTGGTGCAACTGGAACACCATCAAGTGAAAGTAGTGAAACAGTTACACTCGCAAATAGTAATACACTTACACTTACAAGTGGTTATGCAAACCCAGAGTTGCAACCAGATAGTGGAGATATAATTTATCTCGAAAACAGAAAACCGATTCAACGAGCTTCTGACCAAACAGAAGACATTAAAATTATAATTGAGTTTTAAATATGGCACAACTTACAGACCTAAACGTATCACCATACTATGACGATTTTGATGAAAATGATAATTTTCACAGAGTCTTATTCAGACCTGGCTATTCTATTCAAGCAAGAGAACTGACAACACTCCAATCTATTCTTCAAGGACAGATTGAACAACATGGTAAACATATGTTCAAAGAAGGAACTGTTGTAATACCAGGCCAACTTTCTTACTCAAAAGATTTCACAACACTACAACTTGCATCTACATTCGCAAGTGAAGACGTTGTAGCTGCATCTTTCTATAATGTAACTGACCCTGTGATTATTACAGGAGTTACCTCTGGTGTAAAAGCAAAGGTCATTGGATTTTCAGAAGCAACAACTACTGCACAACCTATCCTTCATCTACAATATATTTCTGCTGGTAATGACAATGCTACACTCGCATTTTCTAATACAGAAAACTTAACTGCAAATACAACCATTACTCATACTACATCATATGCTGCAAATGTTGCTTCTGCAACAACTCATTCTACAACTGCTGCACAAACTGGTTCTGCTGTTACAGTCGAGGAAGGTGTATACTTTATTCGTGGACATTTTGTAAAGTGTCTAAAAGAAACTTTAGTTCTAAGTATTAACTCTGTTATTGAGTCTGCTCGTATTGGTTTCAATATCACAGAGTCTTTGGTTACTCCAGAAACAGATGCAACTCTTACTGACAATGCAACTGGTGCCAACAACTATGCTGCAAAAGGTGCTCATAGATTGAAGATTGCACTTAACCTTGTTAAACTAGATACTGACTCAATTGCTGATTCTGCCTTTGTAGAACTTATGAGATTAGATACTGGTGGTATGGTTTCAGAAGCAAGAAACACAGACTACTCTGTTCTTGGAGAAACACTTGCACGAAGAACATTTGACGAGTCTGGTGACTATACTGTTAGAAACTTTTTATACGAACCAAAAGAATCAATCACTAATATTTATCAAGGCACAACAAATACTGGGTCTTATACTAATGGTGGAACTACTGATGATGGAAATACTGCTTCTGAATCATTACTTTCATTTTCTATTAAGCCTGGTAAAGCATATGTACAAGGTTTTGAAATAGAAAAACTTGGTACTACTCTAAAAGATATAAACAAGGCAAGAGATTTTAATACAGTTAATGCCGGTGTATCTACATTTGATATAGGTAATTTCTTTGAAATAACTAATTTATATGGAACTCCAGACATATCTCAAGTAACTGGAACAACTCCATATAAAGAGATACGATTATTTACAGAATTTACAGATACAAGAGGTTCTCAAAATAGTAGTGGGGGTAATTTTCAAATTGGTATTTGTAGAGCTCGTAGTCTTGAATTTTTTAGAGGTACTCAAGGTGATACTGATGCTGTTTATAAGTTGTTTGTATTTGATGTAAGAATGTTAACATACTTAACTCTTTCTGAAATAGCATCACCATCCGTTCTAGCATCCCACACAACTGGTGGTGTTCAAGTTAAAGGTAGTCAATCTGGTGCAGTTGGATTTGTATATTCTCCAGTTACAGTTGATACATCAACTACTGGTGCAAGAATAGCATTAACAAATGTTATTGGAAAATTTAGGGTTAATGAATCTTTAATTGTATCTGATGGTGCTGATACTGGTAAAATATTAAGAAATGTTGGTGATACTGCAAATATTACTATTGGGGGGTCTAGTCTTTTTACTGATATTGTCTCACACAATGTAGAAGAAACTCGTTCTTTGTTTATGGATGATGCAGATTCTGGTCAAGATTTTACAGCAAATATTGTTGGTGAAGTTATTGATCCATTAGCCGTTATAGCATTTAACCAAACCGCTGCTGATGGAGCAGATGCTGGTGGTAGAGGTTTAGACCTTTCGGAAGGTGTTGAACTTGAAACTCGAAGGGTTGCAGTTCTACAACAACCAGAAAAAAATGTTTCTTTATTCAAATTACCTAAACAAGTAATTAAAACATTAAAAACAACAACAAACTCTAATACTTCAGATACACAGTTTACAGTTCGTAGACAGTTTGTAGCAACATCAAGTGCTGCTGGTATAGTAACACTTACTGCTGGAACTAATGAAACCTTTGCTGCATTTGCAACTAAAGATTATACATTATCTGTTCTTACTGCTGGAGGCGGTAGTGCAGTTCAAGGTGATTTAATATTACTAAACTCTACTAAAGTAGGAGTTAGTGGATCAACTGTGACTATAACAGATAACACACTTCTTGGTAGTGGAGCAGTAGTAAAGGTTATTGCAACAATATTAAAAACATCTGTCGAACCAAAAATAAAAAGTACAAAACTTTCTAAACAACTTAAAGTTCTTGCGATAAGTGAAACTGGTGAAGCAGATAGTTCTTACGGAACGAGAGCTCAAGATGTAGATATTTCTTTTGGTCGTGCAGACGTTTATAGACTTCAAGCAGTATTTGATTCAGAATCAGATAGTGCAGATGCTACAGCTCCAACTATTACATTGACCTCTCCTACTGGAACTTTTTTAAGAGGAGAAAGATTTACTGGTGGAACATCTGGTGCAGTTGGTAGAATTATTTCTGCAACAACTCCTATATCATATACTCTTGTGAATGGTGTTGCTGCAGATGATTTTGTTACTGGTGAGACAATTACTGGTATTCATTCTGGTGCAACTGCAACTGCTTCAGTTATAACTGCTGGTAGTAAAAATATTACAAATCTATTTACTTTAGATACTGGTCAACGAGATAACTTTTATGATATTGCAAGACTTGTAAGGAAACCTAGTTCTTCTATTCCTTTAGGTAGACTTTTAATAGTTTATGATTACTTGGAACATGGTGCCGGAAGTGTATTTACAGTAGACTCTTATACTTCACTCAATGGTCAAATGGGATATGATGATATTCCTTACTACTCATCTACTAGAGTTGACCCAGATGCTCCAGAACCTACTGGTAGATTTGAATTGAGAGATGCTTATGATTTTAGACCGACAGTAGAAAATATCACAGGTGCATCAGCAACTATAACAGACATAGATCAAATTACTGCGAACTCATTTAACTTTGAAAATAGACAGTTTGATGGCGCTGGGGGTTCTGTTGTCGATATGCCTAAACCAGGCAGTAGTGTTCAATCAGATTTTGAATATTATCTTCCAAAGTTTGCAACTTTATTCTTAACTAAAGATGGTGACTTTAAAGTTATTGAAGGTGTTTCTGCTGAAAGTCCAGTACCACCTAAAGATATAGATAGTGCATTAAAGCTGGCCTCAATATTCTTACCAGCATATACCTTTGAACCAAAAGAACTTATTATTGATAGATTTAAAACGCAAAGATTTACAATGCGTGATATTGGTAGATTACAAGATAGACTTGATAACGTAGAGTATTATACTGCATTAAGTTTGTTAGAAAAAGATGCAGCTTCTTTTGAAATTATTAATTCAAAAACTCAATTAAATCGTTTTAAGTCTGGTTTCGTTGTGGACAACTTTACTGGACACAGAGTTGGTGATGCACTTAATAAAGATTACAGAATTGCAATCGATCAAGACCAACAACATATGCGACCTAAATGTGTTTTAAAAAATATTCCATTAGAGATGTCTGATCCTTTTTATAATTCTATGCTCAGAGTTGCATTTTTAGGTTCATATGGCAATACTATTCAAAATCGTCTATTTGGAACAGGTCTTTCAAGAACTGGTGACTTGATTACATTAGATTATACACAAGAAGTAATTTCTCAACAACCATATGCAACAAGAGTTGAAAGTATTCAACCATACTTGATGGCAGGATTTGTTGGAAAGGTTGTTCTTACTCCAAGTGGAGATGAATGGTTTGAAACAGAGATTGCTCCTGCTCTTATCATAAACAAAGAGGGTGACTTTGATACCTTTGCAGCTCAAAATGCAAACGCAATCGGTACTGTTTGGAACGCATGGGAAACACAATGGTCTGGTGTAACAACCATCAATCTTGGAACTAGACGTTCTAGATATGGTGAGTTTGGACATGGTTATCACAATGTCCAAAGAAGTATCGATATTGTTACTACTGGTCAGAAAAGAACTGGAACTTCAACTTCTGTGGGTTCTAGATTAAACGAAGAATCTTTAGGAAGTAAAGTTATTTCAAGAGGTATTGTTCCTTTCGTTAGACCTAGAACTATTGAATTTGCTGGAACTTGTTTTGCACCTAATACAAGAATTTATGTTTTCTTTGATAGGATTGATGTATCAGTATATTGTACACCATCTTCTAGTTTGTTTACAAGTGACACAACTATTGCTGCTGGTAGTCCTTTAATTACTAATGGTGCTGGACAAATTGAGGGTAGTTTTGCAATACCAGATTATAGAGGTAGAGAACTAGGTACTGTTCCATTTTTTAGAACTGGAGAAGTCGAATTTAGAATGACTTCAAGTGATACAAATGCAAGAACTGGTGCTGGTAATACTGGACTAAAGGCATTTACTGCTGGTCAAATAACTTATCAAGCAAAAGGTATTATCGAAACAACACAAGAAACTATTGTTGCAACAAGAGAACCTATCTTAGTTCAAACAGATGTTGACCAAGAAACTATAATGACTGCAGCTGCTGCTTCAATTCAAGAAACTGTTACTAACTTTTTACATGACCCACTTGCACAAACTTTTATGGTGCCTGATGATGGTGGTTCATTCATAACAGAGGTTGACTTTTTCTTTGGTGCAAAAGATGAAAATCTTCCAGCATGGTGTGAGATACGAAATGTTGTAAATGGTTATCCTGGCCCTAAAGTATTACCTTTCGGTAGAAAAGTTTTAAACCCAGACCAAATTAATTTAGATGCTACAACTGGTGCAACACCAACTACATTTACTTTTGACTCTCCTGTATTTCTACAATCTGGAACAGAGTATTGTGTAGTTCTTATGACAACGAGTCTTGACTATCGTGTATGGATTGCACAAATGGGTGAAGAAGATGTAGGTGCTGGTAAAAGAGTTATATCAAAACAACCACATCTAGGAGTATTATTTAAATCACAGAATAATACTACATGGAACGCAATCCAAATGCAAGACTTAAAGTTTACACTAAAAAGAGCAAATTTCATGGATCAATTTACAGCAATTCCATTTACTCTTAGAAATGGGTTTAGTGATATTGGTTCAACTGGAACTTTACGTTTACAAAATACTATAGTAGGAGATGTTACTGTTGCAGAAGATGGAACAACTGCATATGGTAAAAGACTTCCTGTTAATCCATTACAATTAACACACAGTAATACAGCTATAAAAGTATTTCATCAAAATCATGGTATGTATTCTACAAATAACAATGTAAAGATTTGTGGAGTTTCTTCTGGAATAAAAAATACATTGAATGGTGCTATTACTGTTACTGCAAACTCATTGGTACTTACCTCTGGAACTAACTTTGCAGCAAGTAATCTGTCTTCTCGTTGTTATGTAAAGATTGATAATGAAATAATGTTTGGTACATTTGATGGAGATAAAACTATTTCTAGTTTAACAAGAGGTACAGATATTACAACAAGTGGTGCTTCTGCTGCACACGCAAACGGAGCTACTGTTGAACTTTATCAGATACTAGGAACACCACTTGACCAAGTAAATAAAATTCATACTGCAATTGGAAATATAGATACAAATTCATATACTGTAACTGTAACAACAGCACCGACTATAACTGGTTCAGAAACAACCCCAACAGCACAACTTGGTGGTAATAATGTCTATGCTTCAGAGAACTATAGATTTGAAACTATAAGAACTTTAGTTGGTGCTCTTGAGTTACCAAATACAACTTTAGAAACAACACTTAGAACAACTTCTGCTACAAGTCCTAGTGGTTCAGAAACATCTTTTGACTTTAATACTGATGGAAATGTTATAGAGTTAAATGAGAATTTTGATTTTGATACAACTAGAATGATTGCATCTGATTATAATGAAACCAACGAAATGTCTGGTGCAAAATCTCTGACAATGGATATTAAATTCACTACTAATCAACGTAATTTATCCCCAGTTATAGATATGGATAGACTATCAATAGTCGCAGTTGCAAATATTGTTGACCAAATTGATTCAGCATCAGATGTATATCCAACTACAGATTATAGAGAATCCACTAAACCAGATGGAGATAATCATTCTGCGATTTACATTACAAAGAAAGTTGCTTTACAAAATCCTGCTACTGCTTTAAAAGTTTTACTTAACGCAAACATACAAGCAAATGCAAATGTAAAGGTATTATTTAAAACATTAGAAACTTCTTCTGCTGAAGATTTTGATGATTTAGATTATCAGTTCTTTAATACAGATGGTTCTCCAGATGCTCCAGTTAATATTTCATTAACACCTGGCGACTTTCAAGAATATGAATTTACAGCTGGTGCAAAAGATGATGGTTTAGGAGAAGCTCTTCCAAAATATATTCAATTTGCAATCAAAATTGTATTAACATCAACAAATGCTGCACAAGCACCTAAAGTAAAAGACCTACGGGCAATTGCATTGAGTTATTAATATGGAATATAAGGAAGTACAAGGACATAAAGATTTAGTTAGAGAAATATCCTCTAACGCAATTATTAATCGTAACAACAACGCATACGAGGTTGCAAAAATAAAATATGAAGAAGCAATGAAACAAAGAGATGAGATTCGTAGTGCAACAAGAGAGATAAATACTTTAAAGTGTGAGATACACGAAATTAAAGATATGTTAACAATTTTATTGGATAGGAAATAATGTCAATATCATCAGAAGAAATTACCACCTCTGCTACCTTAGAACAATTTAGGGTACAGTTTAATAATTTAGTCGCAGACGTAAGTGGTTTGGAAAATGGAACTTCTAGTTTTAGTAACATTGAAGTTAAAGAAGATGGTAATCTTACTTTTGAGGGTGCAACAAATGATGGGTTTGAAACTACCATTACTGTAGATGACCCTACTGCTGACCGAACTATAGTCTTTCCAGATGCATCTGGTACAGTATTAATGACTGGTACAACTATTGATGGTACAGACACATCTTTGTTGTTTGGAGATAGTACTGCCTCAGCTGATGCTAGATTAAAGTTTGGTACTGGTTCTGATATTCAGATTTACCATGATGGTACAAACTCTTTTATTGAAAATAAAACTGGGATTTTAAAAGTTGCAACTGAAACTTCTGGTATTGCAGTAACGATTGGACATACAACATCTGAAGTAACGATTGGTGATAACTTACAAATAACTGGAACACTCTCTTTGGGTGGAACAGCGATTACGAAAACAGCTACACAAATTAATAATTCTGCAACAACAGGATTAGCGGTTGCAGTTGCAGTTGCATTATAAATAGGACAAAGGAAGAAATATGGCACAGGATTTTGAAAGAAACATTGCAAGAAATATAGGAACATCTGCATCAACTATTTTTACTGCTGATAGTGATGATGCTGTCGTAGGAATTAATCTTGCAAACGTAACAACAAATCAAATCAAAGCAAGTGTGTTTATAACAAACAGTAGTTCAGACTACTATCTAGTTAAAGATGCACCCATACCTGCTTCATCAGCGTTGCAGATATTAGATGGTGGTGCAAAATTCGTTCTTCAGTCTGGTGATGCACTTAAAGTTCAATCAGATACAGCTAGTTCAATTGATTGTTGGTTATCAAGAGTTGATACGATTAGTTCATAGGAGTAATTAATGCCTTATATAGGAACACAAGCCGCAAGTACTTTCGCATCAACCATAAGGGATACCTTTACTGGTGATGGAAGTGCAACTGATTTTACTCTTAGTAGAAATGCAACTAGTGTAAATGATTTAGAAGTATTCGTAGGTAACGTAAGACAACAACCAGCAAGTGCATATACTGTATCTGGAAATACTCTTGCATTTACTGGAACTCCAGCAAACGGAGAAGTAATCTATGTTATTCATCAGGCTGGTGCATTACAGACTGTAAAAGCAGACTCAGATTTCGGTTCTAGAGATTTTCAGATTACTGGAAATATCTCTATGACTAAAGATAGTGCTGTCCTTTCTATGGGTGCAGACTCAGACGTATTAATTACACACGACCCAGATGATGGTTTGTTTATCAAATCTACTGCAACTGCCGATAACAACCCAGTTGTGATTACACTTCAAACTGGTGAAACAGATATTGCTGCAGACGATAAACTCGGTGTTATTAACTTTCAGGCTCCAGACGAAGGTACTGGAACAGATGCAATCCTCGTTGCTGCTGGTATAGAAGCAGTATCAGAAGGTGACTTTAGTGCATCAAGTAATGCAACAAAACTATCTTTTCTAACTGGTTCAAGTGGAGCTGCAACCGAAAAAATGTCTTTATCTTCTGGTGGTAACTTAGATATTACTGGTAACATGACTATTGGTGGTAACTTAGATGTTACTGGTACAGTAAGTTTTAGTGAGAACAACGTAACAGATGTTGGTATAATGAGTTTGGATACTCTTAGGGGTGATGCAGACACCGATACAAGTCTTGTTTTCTCTGGTTCAGATGTCATTACAATTGCAACTGGTGGTACAACTGCTATGACAATAGATGCATCACAGAACACAACTTTAGCAGGAACACTAACTGCTGTAACTTCTATTGGTATAGGTAGTGCAGTATTAGCAGAAGCAGAAATGGAAATGCTTGATGGTATTACTGCTGGAACTGCAGCTGCAAACAAGGCAGTAGTTCTTGACGGAAGTAAAAACATTGCGACAATAGGAACTATAGGTTCTGGTAACATCACATCAAGTGGTACAATACAAGGTACAACAATTACTGCAACAACTGCCTTTGTTCCAGATGCTTCAGATGGTGCTGCGTTAGGAACTACCTCATTAGAATTTTCAGACCTATTCCTTGCTGATGGTGCTGTTATTAATTTTGGTGCAGACCAAGATATAAACATAACTCATGTCGCTGATACTGGTCTTACAACAAATGCAGACTTTACTGTAGGAGATGACTTATTTGTTTCTGGTGGTCTTATTGACCTTAAAACAAATAGTGGTTCTGTTGCAACAATAAAATTTTATTGTGAGAGTTCAAACGCACACGCACAATCACTTGTTGCTGCACCACACTCTGAAGGTGCAACAAACACTCTTACATTACCAGGCACAGGTGGAAATGCTCGTTTAGTTTCAACTACCTCAACTGCAATACTTACAAACAAAACACTTACAAGTGCATTGATTACAACTAATCTATCACCTACAAGTGCTGATGGTGCTGCACTAGGTTCTGCAACTAAAGAGTTTTCAGACTTATTTCTTGCAGATAGTTCAGTAATATATTTTGGTAACGACCAAGATGTAACATTAACACATGACCCAGATGATGGTTTATTTCTTAAATCAATCGCAACTGGAGATAACAGTCCAGTAATACTTACACTTCAAACTGGTGAAACTGATATCGCTGCAGATGATGTGATTGGACAGATTGATTTCCAAGCACCAGATGAAGGAACTGGTACTGATGCTGTTTTAGTTGCAGCTGGTATCGCTGCTGTTTCTGAAGGTGATTTTAGTTCAAGTAACAATGCAACAAAATTAGTTTTTAAAACTGGTGCAAGTGAAGCTGCATCAGAAAAGATGTCATTAAGTTCTGCTGGTTTATTAACAATCGCAGATGACCTTGTTATCAAAGATGCTGGTACAATAGGTTCTGCTTCTGACACAGATGCAATCTCTATTTCTTCTGGTGGTGTGGTAAACATCTCTGCAACAACTGCTTCAACTAACGCAACCTCTGGTGCGTTGACAGTCGCTGGTGGTGCTGGTATTGCAGCAGACCTTTCGGTTGGAGATGATATTAGACTTATATCAGATAGTGCAGTTTTAAGTTTTGGTGCAGATGGTGACATCACAGTCACACACGCAGCTGATGCTGGACTAACAGTTAACGGAACATTTACTGGAACATCATTGATTGCAGCAACTTCATTCTTACCAGATGCAAACGCTGGTGCTGATATTGGTACAACAAGTTTAGGTTTTGGTGATGTATTCATTGCAGACGATAAGAAAATTCAATTCGGTAATGACCAAGATGCAACCATAGAGTATGACGAAGATGGTACTGATAAGTTATCAATCGCTGGTGCTCAAGTTGTATTTGGTAAATCAGTTCTTGGTTCAGCACAAACTGCAAACGCAACTGGTAACACAACACTAGACTTTGCAACATATCAAAACTTTCTATTGACTGCAACTGGTAACGTAACTCTAGTTAACCCAACAACTGAAACTGTTGGACAGTCTGGATTTATAGTAATTAAACAAGATGGTACTGGAAGTAGAACATTGTCAATAGGCACACAGTATGTTACAGTTGGAAATGCTGCATATACTCTATCAACTGCTGCAGCTGCAATTGACCTTATCCCATATGTCGTTCAGGCAGATGGTGTTATACTTCTTGGAAATCCATCACTTGCTTTTGCATAAGGATATAACATGAGTAATTTTGGAGATCACCCAGCAGGATTTTTTGGAGATAGTTCATTTTATAATGGTGCTGCTACAACGTCATTTAGAAATATTCCTGGAGCTACTTTAACTTTTGAACAAGGAACTCCAACAAGTGCGACTACGTTTTGTATGGGTGGTTGGTTTAAAAGACAAAATAATGCATTTTATAGTAATATTTTTTCTGCTGAATTAGGTGGAAGTGGTGTAGCAGCAGGTATTTTTGCTGTAAGTGATGATGACACAATGTTTTTTTACGACAAACAATCATCTGATACATTTAGACTAATTACAGATAGAGAGTTTCGTGACACTTCTGCATGGTATCATGTATGGATGCGAGTAGAATTAGGGAACGGCACGGCAGGCGAGAGAGTGCAATTATGGGTTAATGGTGTAAGAGAAACGTCTTTTTCTACTGAAACATATCCTACTGCTAGTGTTTGTAAAGGGTGGAATGTTAGTGGCAAAGACCTTTATATGGGTCACTCAAATGCTTCATATGGTGGTAATATATATTACTCGGATTGGTATTTTATTGATGGTGCTTCTGTTTCTCCAGTAGATACAGTAGGCGAGTTTAAAAATGGTGTCTTCATTCCTAAAGCATATTCTCCTACGTTTGGTGATAATGGCTTTCATTTAAAGTTTGACCAAGTAGGTGTAGGCACAGCATCAACATCAACGATAGGTGCAGACACAAGTGGCAATACAAATCATTTTACATCTACTGCAAATACAGATGTAGTCGCAAGAGATTGTGCCATGCCTGATAGTCCAGAGAATAACTTCTCAACTTTTAATCCAAATTTTAGAGCAGTTACGGCAAACACTCTTTCTGAAGGTAATCTTTTTTGTGCTACGAGTTCTGGTGGTAGGTCATTTAGTGCAACAACAATCCCAATAAAATTAGGAACTGGAAAATGGTTTTGGGAATTTAGAGTAAGTGCTGATGGTGGTGGCATGGGAGTTGCTAAAACTAATGGTGTTGCTGGAGCAGGTGCATATCAATCGGTTACTGCTACTGGTACTGGAGCAAACACAACAGATTACTATTATGGTGAAACAAACTTTGTAGTTTATGCAGACCAAATTATTCACAATGGTGGTAATGCAGTAGCATTAGATGGTAGCCCAACTTATCCAGAAGTGTATGGTATTTTATTTGATAGTGATGCAAGTCCACCAAATATGGCAGTTTATAGAGGTGGAACAGCAGTAGGCAATATAAACTGTGATAATGGTTTTGATTATTTGCCAATGGGAGGAGATGGGAGTGGTGCAGTAACAATTAATGTAATATTTAATGCTGGACAAGATTCAACTTTTGCAGGCAATGAAACGGCAGCAACAAATACAGATGTAAATGGGTTTGGTAATTTTTCTATGGCTGTTCCTACAGGTGCAAAATCATTATGTTCAGCTAACCTACCAGAACCAACTATAGGGCCGAACTCTACTACACAAGCTGATGACTATTTTAATACAGTTCTTTATACATCTGATAATATAGGTGCTAATGGAACACAAAATGTAACTGGGGTTGGTTTTAAGCCTGATTGGGTTTGGTTGAAAAATAGAACTAGTAATAGTACATCTCATACATTATATGATTCAAATCGTGGAACTGGTAGACATCTTTCTAGTGATACTACTGGAGCAGAGGTAGGTCTTAATTCAGAATATGGTTATTTAGGAACATTTGGTGATGATGGTTATACCCTAAGAGGTGGCAGTACAAATGCCAATTATGTTAATCAAAGCACAGATGCTTATGCTTCTTGGAACTGGAAAGCAAATGGTGGCACAACTGTAACAAATGAAGCTGGTTCAATAGATAGCACAGTACAAGCAAACACAGCTGCAGGATTTAGTATTGTGACTTGGACAGGAACTGGAGCAACAGTAACTCTTGGTCATGGCTTAGGTAAAAAACCTGACGTTATGATAGTGAAAAATCGTGCTGATACAGAGTCATGGGTTGTTTACCATAGTGCTAATACATCTGCACCAGCAACAGATTATTTACTTTTAAATGGAACTGCTGCAACTGCCGATAATGCTACTTTATGGAATGACACAGAGCCTACTGATTCTGTTTTTACTGTCTATGGTCAAAATGCTATGAATGGTAGTTCAGATGGAATGTTAGCTTATCTTTTTACAGAGGTAGAAGGCTACTCAAAATTTGGTAGCTATACTGGAAATGGAAATGCAGATGGGGCTTTTGTCTATTTAGGATTTCGCCCTGCTTGGATTTTATTCAAAAGAACAGATGGTGTTACGCATTGGCAAATTCACGATATAAAGAGAAGTCCACTTAATCCAAGTGGTATTGGATTATTAGCTAATACAAATGATGGTGATGGTGTTAGTACAACTTATAATCTGGATATAACATCAAATGGTTTTAAATTACGAGATGCCCATGCTGGTCAAAACGCAGCTGGTTCATACATATACATGGCATTTGCCGAAGCACCATTTAAGTATGCAAATGCTAGATAGAAGTCTTATAAATAGAAGTAAAGAATTAGGAGAACAGTAATGCCTTGGAAAACAGCAGAAGGAACATACCTAAGAGAAGGTAGGGGCTGGACAGATAGTGATGGCATTAAACATCCATCTAATTGGATGATATGGACTGAAGATTATAAAAAGAATACAATGAGTCTTACATGGGAAGCACCATTAGGGCCATTCGATAGTTTTTATTATTATGGTTGGAACTCTGATGGAGATGCATTACTTCCAAAACCACTCGCTGGATTACAATCATCAAAAGTATCAGATGCAAAACAAACATCATCAAGTATGCTTTCACCTACCGATTGGTATGTTGTTCGTAAGACTGAAACAAATACTGCAATCCCAGCAGAGATTACTGCATATAGAACTGCTATAAGAACAAACTATGCATCACTTAAAGCTGCAATCAATGGTGTTTCAGATATTGCTGGATTACAAGCAGTTTATGAAACAACTGCTGGTGCATCACAAACTGCAAAAGAAATAGATGCTACATCTTCAAGTGTTGTAAGTACAACTAATAATACAATCACAAGTAATGGACATGGTTTCGTAGATGACGAACAAGTTTATTATTATGTAGGTAGAAATTCAGATAATGAAAATGCAGTTGTAATCGGTGGACTTGTAAACAATACAACTTATTTTGTACACTCTGCTGCAACAAATACATTTAAACTTTCTGAATCACATAGTAACTGTGGAGATGAGGAAGTTGTATCATTAACTGGATTGTCTTCTGACGGAGATGCACAGACATTTACTTCACAAGGTAAACCTGGCAAGGGTCAAACATGGCCTAATTCAGATATGCCAAAGTATGATGGTTCATAAATAAAGTAAAAGGATTAAAGTATGCCATATATTGGAAGAACTACAGACGGATTAGGAATCAGAGAGAGGTTTACTTATATAGCTTCTGCTGGTGACACTTCAATTAGTGGTGCAGATGCAAATGGAAAAACTCTTGCATTTGAAGACCCAGAATACGTTGACGTTTTTCTAAATGGTATTCGTCTAAAAAAAGGTACTGACTACAATACAAATACTGCAAACACAATTGCAAGTCTTTCTGCTTTAGCAGCAAGTGACGAAGTCGAAGTGATAGTACAAGATGTATTTACACTTGCAGATATGGTAAGTGCAAATACTGGTGGTGACTTTCGTGGTAATATTGCAATCGCAAAAGATAGTGGAGTTCTCTCCTTTGGTTTAGACAAAGAGATTACATTAACTCATAGTGCAGATGCTGGATTGATACTGAAACACGCAACTGCTGGTGATGACAAGTTTCCAAATCTTCTTCTTCAAACTGGTGATACTGATATTGCAGCCAATGATGTATTAGGAAGTATTCAGTTTCAAGCACCAGACGAAGGTACTGGTACAGATGCCATTCTAGTTGCTGGTGCAATTCAAGCAATATCAGAGGGTGACTTTAGTTCCTCGAATAACGCAACAAAATTAAGTTTTCAAACTGGTGCATCTGAAGCTGCATCTGAAAAAATGTCTTTAAGTTCTGCTGGTGTACTAACTACATCAAGTAACATTGTAAGTGGTGGAACTATTACTGGTGGTGGACTATTAACAACTGGTGGAAGTATTGTTATCCCAGATGCTGGTACTATTGGTTCTGCAAGTGATACAAATGCAATTGCAATATCATCTGCTGGTGTTGTTACAATATCTACAAACACAGATGCAACAAACTCTACAAGTGGTGCTTTGATTGCACACTCTGCTGGTATTGCAGATGACTTGTATGTAGGTGATGGTCTTTTTGTTGCTGGTGCGATTACTGGTTCTGGTGTAGTTCAAGGTACAACAATAACTGCAACGACTGCTTTTGTTCCAGATGCAAGTGACGGAGCTGCGTTAGGTTCTGCATCACTAGAATTTAGTGATTTATTTCTTGCAGATGCTGCTGTTATTAACTTTGGTGCAGACCAAGATATAAACATCACTCATGTTGCAGACACAGGATTAACAACAAACGGATCATTTACTGCAAGTGGAACAATACAAGGTACAACGATTACTGCAACCACAGCATTTGTTCCAGATGCATCTGATGGTGCAACATTAGGTTCTTCAACACTACAGTTCTCTGACTTATTTATTGCAGATGGTGGAGAAGTAAAGTTTGGTG